GTGTTCGATCCTGGCTGCAGCGGCAGATCCTGACCACCCGGCACGGCCGGCAGCAGGGCCAGCGGATGTTCGAGGGCGCCCGGCGCAACCGGTTGCTCCACGACCTGGTGGCGCCGACCACCTCTGCAGACGCAGAGCTGCGCGTCAGCCTGGCCGTACTGCGCGACCGCTGCCATCAGCTGGTCAGGGACAACCCCTACGCCCGCCAGGCCAAGCGGACCACGCAGATCAACGTGGTAGGGCCGCGTGGGATCCAGATGCAGGGTCAGATACTCAAAGCGAACGGCACCGAAAAGGACGTGCGCCGCAACCGGCTGCTGGAGGAAGCATGGCGCCGCTGGTGCCGGCCAGACACTTGCGACGTGGCGGGCCGGCTGTCGTTCCACGGCTTCGAGATGATGATCGCCGGCAGCCTGCCGGAGTCGGGCGAATGCCTGATCAGGATCGTGCGGCAGGCGATGGGGCAGGGCCGCACCCCGCTGGCGCTGGAGCTGATTGAGGCGCACCAGCTCGACGAAGACAAGTCAGGCGTGAGCGACCGCGCTGGCCACGAATGGCGGCTAGGTGTCGAGATCAACCAATGGGGCCGGCCGACCCGGTACGCCATCCTGACCCGCCACCCTGGTGACGTGGAGCTGGGACTGAACCGCCGTGGTGCACAGGAAAAGCACGTGCTGGTGCCGGCCGCCGACATGATCCACGTCTACATGCCCGAGCGGATCGGCCAAAACCGTGGCGTGCCGTGGCTGGCCAGTGTGATCACGACGGTTCACAACCTCGGAAAGTACGAAGAGGCACATTGGACACGCAAGAGGGTTCAGGCCAACTCGCTGGGCTGGATCCGCTCACCTGATGGCGAATTGCAGGCCGAGGTCGTCGAGAACGGCCAGCGACTGATCAACACCGAGCCCGGCAGCTGGAACTATTTGGAGCCAGGACAGGAGCCAGTCGCGCCTGATTTTGGACCAGACGACGGCCAATACGACAACGTGGTACGGAACCTGACGCGGCGGTTTGCTGCTGGGTTTGGGTGTAGTTACGCGACCATTAGCAAGGACTTCAGCGACACGAACTACAGCAGCATGCGCACCAGTGTGCTGGAGGATCGCGACCACTGGCGGGTGGTGCAAAGCGCGATCATTGAGGTGTTCCACCAGCGCGTATTTGAAGAGTGGCTACGTGCTGCGATGCTGGCGGGCGAATTGCCGTCACCAGCTTTTAATGACTACTGGACCAGGCCAGAAAGGTATAACGCTCCGCGCTGGCAGGCTAGATCATGGGACTGGGTGGACCCAGTTAAGGATGTTTCCGCCATGGAAAAAGCCAAGGCAATGCTACTCAAATCTCACAGCGAATTGATCACTGAATACAGCGGTGAGCAGTTTGAGCAGGTGATGGCTCAGATCGCCATGGAAAACGAACTGAAGGAGTCACTGGGCCTGATGCCGACCGCGGAGCAACCGCCTGAGCCAGCGACGGAACCACCCACCCCTGAGCCTGAGACGGAAGACCCCGACGACGACGGGGAGGATGCTGAGGATGCGGAAGCTCAGCCCCGGCCATCCGTAGCCTGAGGCCAGCGACTGTCTGGCCTTGGATTCCACCCTAGATCTCACGAAGCTGCGCGGCCCTCAGCAGCGAGAGCTACCCGGCGGCCTTCGCGTTGAGGAAGCTACCGACGAAACCCTGACCTTCAGCTTCAGTTCTGAGGCCCCTGTTGACCGCTGGTTCGGCCGCGAGATCCTGGTGCACGAAGAGGGTGCCATGGACCTAGGCCGAATGAACGACGGCGCCCCTTGGCTGTGGAACCATAACCGGGACGTAGTTTTAGGCGTAACTGAAAAGACTTGGCTGGGCGACGATCGCCGGCTCTACTCCACGGTGAGATGGAGCCCCAACACCCTGGAGAAGGGCAGTGAGGAGCACAAGCGTCGTGTTGACATTCAGTCCAATATTACCCGCAACGTCAGCTTCGCCTACAGCATTGACGACATCGAAGAGCGCAGCGGCGACTTCTACGTGACCAGCTGGAAGGCCCTGGAGGTCTCCAGCGTCAGCGTCCCCGCCGACCAAACCGTAGGCCTGGGCCGCGCCATGGATGAGCCGGTAGCCGTGGAGCCTGAGCCTGCCGCTGAGCCCACCCCTGAGCCCCCTGCGCCAGCCGAGCTGACCGTCACGGTTGACCCCGAATCGATCAAGTCTGCTGTGAGTGAAGCCCTCCATAGCCTGACAGCACAGACCGCCGAGCGGACTGAATCATCCGATCCAATCCCAATGACCACTGAAACGATCAACGTGGAGGAGGTGGCGCAGAACGCCCGGCAGGCCGAGCGTGAACGCGTCGCAGCCATCCGCGGCATGTGTGACCAGTTCAAACTCCCGGAGCTGGCCGAGAAACTCATCAATGACGAAGCTTCCATCGATGCCGCCCGTGCGGTGGTGATGGAACAGATCGGCATGCGCAAGGTGTCCTTTGAGGGCCGCGTGCACGATGCCGGCAACGCTGAGCTGGGCCTGAGCAAGCGTGAGGTGAAGCGCTACAGCTTCCTGCGCGTCGCTCAGTACCTGGCCGACCCCAACCCCCGCACAGCTGAGGCCGCCGGCTTTGAACTGGAGGTGGCCCGTGCCGCCCAGGCCAAGCACAGCCGCAGCGCCAACGGCGTGCTGATCCCCTGGGAAGTGCTGGGCTCCAGCCGCGCTGCTCAGACCCCCGGCCAGGTGGTCGGCACCTTCGGCGATGGCGGCGCACTGGTTGGCACCGATCGGCTGGATGCACAGTTCATTGACCTGATCCGCAACCGCAGCGCCTTCCTGAACAGCGGCCTCACCATGCTCTCCGGCCTGGAGGGCAACGTTGAGATCCCCAAGAAGCTCAGCTCCAGCCAGTATTACTTTGTCGGCGAGAACGCTGAGGTTGCCAACAGCAAGCTCACCTTCGGCCTGGTGAACATGATCCCCCGGACTATCGGGGTGCGCGTGCCGATCAGCCGCCGAATGATGATCCAGAGCTCCCCCGACGTGGAGAACCTGGTACGGATCGACATGGCCGAGTCCGTCGCCTTGGGCATGGACTACACCATCGGTTACGGCACCGGCTCCAACGGCCAGCCGCTGGGCATCATCAACACCACCGGCATTGGCAGCGTGACCCTGGGTGGCGGCACTGCCAAGGCATTCCCGACCACTCTGGGCGGCGACGGCTCCACCACCCACAACTGCGGCGACTGGGCCGACTACGTGGACCTGGAAACCGAACTGGCGATCGACAACCTTGACGCCGGCTCGATGCGCTACACCGGCAACAGCGTGGTGCGCGGCGCCCTGAAGCAGACCCTGAGGGCATCCTCGGCTGGCTCTGACTACATCATGACCGATGGCGGCACTGTGAACGGCTACCAGTTCACCGTGTCCAACCAGATGCAGCTGAACGATGTTCTATTCGGCAACTTTGCCGATTGCGTGGTGGGCATGTGGAGCGGCCTGGATGTGGTGGTTGACCCCTACACACAGAGCGCCAGCGGCCAGGTGATCCTGACCGTGCATCAGGACTTCGACGTGGCGGTTCGCCGTCCGCAGTCGTTCGCTCTGGGCACCTGATTATGAGGCTGCAGATTCTCTCGAACTGCAGAGCAGACGGTCGCCACCTCGCTATGGGTGAGGTGGCTGACCTTCCTCAAGGCCCAGCTAACGAGCTGCTGGCGCTGGGCATGGCGTCGATTGCGCCAGAGCCCGAACTTGAGCCCGCCCCGGCCTGTCCACCCAAGCTGCGGCGCTCTGCAAAGAACTCGGCGGTTGCCATGGAAACAGCCTCTGACGAGGAACTGGCCATGCCTGCTGGCGAAGTGCCCACAAAGCGTGGGCGTCCCGTATTCACCCCCACCCCGGAGGATTGATCAATGGCCATTGAACTCAGAAACCTGGAGCAACTCCAGGCATTCACCATCCTGGCTCCTGCCACCCGCGACGCCGCGGGCAACACTACTGCGGTTGACGTGAGCAGCGTTGACGGCGATCTGCTGCTGCTGCTGTATGCCGCCGCCAGCGCCTCCAGCACCGCGATCAAGGTGAAGGTGCAATCCGGCAATGCCTCTGACGGCAGCGATGCTGCAGACGTGGCCGGCGGCGTCTTTACCGATCTGGGCAGCACTGCTGCACTGCAGAAACTGTCGATCCCCCGCGACCAGGTGGGCAAGTTTGTGCGGCTGGCCTTCACCGATGAAACCGGCAGCTTCTCCGCTACCGTCACCTGCGTAGCAGTCGGCGGTGCCCGTTACGCGGTCTGACCATGATCCAGGAAATCCCCGATGATTTCCTGCTGGCTGACTTCGGCTCCAGCGTCACTGCTGGGGCCGTTGTTGGTTTGGGGATTATGGACCGCGCTAGCCAGATCATCATGAATGATCAGGTGGTGACGGTGGACTATGCGATCACCGCCAGGACTGATCAGTTCGGCGAGTTGCAGTATGGCGACCAGGTGCAGCACGAGGGATTGACGTACAAGCTGCAGCACGAACCGCTGAAGCTGGCCGATGGCCGGTTCTGCGTCATGGTGCTGGAGAAGATTGAGGCCGTGGCCACCTACCTGGTGACGCTGAGCGGCCTGCGGATCACGACTCTGGATAACAAGCAACTCCGCATTCTGTAGGCATGGCTGAAACCACGATCACAGGCCTGCCGAACGCCACGACCCCGCTCGATGGAACTGAGCGGGTGCCGATGGATCAGGCTGGGGCGACGAAGGACGCCACCACCCAAGATATTGCTAACCTGGCCGGCGCGGCGATCAGCAGTGCGGTTACCGCTCACGTAGCAGCAGCAGACCCGCACTCTCAGTACCTGACCCAGGCGGAGGGCGACGGCCGATACCGGCAATCGGCCACGGCGCTGAGCGATTCGGACATCCCTGCAGGGATCGCCAGAGACTCGGAGGTGGCAGCGGCAATCGGAG